CACCAGGTAGCTTCATTCGCATGTCGTGGCCGAGGACATAACCAGCGAACGACGAACAGTCCCATCCGCTCTGTGGGTTAGACGGGCCTCCCCACACGTACCTGTGGCCCTTGTACTTCTCGGCGTCCATGAGGGTAGCCTGACCGCTTGCCGAGCCTCCTGTGCCCCCGTACGCGCTGAGCAGAGCGTTGTAAGAAGCGTTGGTATTAGCCTTCATTACCTGACCGGCCTGGCTGATTCCCGCGTTGGCAACATCGGCCTTGTACTGGGGGAAATTATTGGTCATGTTGGTCAGCTTGTCCGTACCGACCAGACCACCGCCAGAGAATCCAGGTATGCCCCTCTTCTTGGCAAAGTCAGTGAACTCAGGGTGTGTAGCCAGGTACTTGGGAACGATAGCCTCGCCACCCTGGAGCATAACCGGCCCGCCAGGGCTCATTGCAGGAACGTTGTCCCCGGTGTTGTGCCAACCAGGGATCTTACCTCCGGTTGCCATACCGTGAGCCTGAGCGGAGAAGAACAGACGACCAATGGTAGCCTTAGCCGCACCAGGTGCAGAAGCCACGGCAGCAATCTGACCAGAAGTGGTAGCAGCAACGTTGACGGATGCCTTAACGTGCGGTGCTTCCTGGAGCTTCTTCCACAGGTCGGCAGCAGCCTGCTTGGTCTCGCCCATCTTGGTCATGAGGTCGATGAACCTCTTCTTGTTACCGTCTACCTGAGCATTAACAGTCTGAAGCTTGTTATCAAGGAGCTGGGTCCATAGTTCAGCGGCCTTATCCTTGTTGATGTGCATCTGGCTAGCCCAGACTATGAACCTCTTACGGTTAGCATCAACATTTCCAGACAGCGGGTTAAAGTTGTTCTGAGCGATCTTGGCCCACAGCTCCTGAGCTGCTCCAGTGTCCACGCGAGCTGCCTTAGCCCAGTCCACGAACATAGCCTGGTTAACAGCAAGTGGCTTAGTAATAGCGTGAGCTGCCGCGCCAATTCCAAGGATCTGGTTGGCCATCTTCTTAGCTGTGTTCTGGTTCTTGATACCCAGAGTCATGAAGTAGTTAGCCAGCACGGGCTCAGCAGCGGCAGCAGAACCGGCAGAGGAAATGAATACCTGCTTCAGGCTCTGACCCTGCTTGATAATGGCGCTCATGTTATTGGCGTCAGACTTGGCTGCGAACTTCTTTACTGCACCAGCCAGTTTATCGAACGCAGCCTGTCCACCTTCTGCGTCGATGATTGACTTGGAAAGAGCACCAGAAAGCTGGCCTTTAAGTTCACCAGACAGGGCCTTAGAAGCACTCTGAAGGTTACCAGCTCCTGCGGTCAGCCCATTCATGCGCTTCTGAAGGTCAGTCGTACGATCTCCGGTAGTTCCCAGCCACTTAACTAGCGCAGGCAGGGTGTTCTTGCCGGTGTACCCGAAGGTCTGGGCGAGGGAATAGATCTGCTGCTGAGCAGCCTTGCTTCCACCTGCTGTCTTAAGCAGGGTAGATACCATGTCCTTACCGGCGATAGACAGGTTATTCTGGGCTACCCTAGTGTTACCAGAAGCAGCAGCGAGCTGAAGCAGGTTACCATACAGTGCCTGGGAGTTGTTAACCTGCTGGAGGAATGCCTGGTTAGCCGTTACAGCCGCTGGGCTCAGACCGTCCAGAGCCGTGCCAGCAAGAGAGATCTTATCCTTCAGCTTGCCAAGCGTAAGAGTAGCCGAACCAGCGTTCTTACCTGTCGCCTTCAGGTTAGTGGACAGAGTTGCCTGACCCTGAACGAACGTATCAAACGCACTAGCGCCACCAGTGATAAGCGTGGTGTATCCCGCGAATGCACTCGCAACGTTCTGTGCGTTCTTCATGGTCTGCGAACTCTGGATGTTCATGGCCTGGTACGCGGTGTTAACCCCGCCGACACCGTTAACCAGAGATGCATAGCCCTTTACCAGACCAGCAACCTGAAGCGCGTCTTCCTGCGCTGCAACTCCACTGTCAGACATCATCTGCTTGGTGGTAATGCCAGCCTGAGTTGCCATGTTCATAGCAGTTGGCAGGTCAACCCCAGCAGTCTTAGCTATCAAGGCCAGGTTATTGTTGAACGTGTGGTTCTTATTGTTCAGGTCATTCAGGGTAGACTGCCACTGACCCACGGCCTGGCTAGCACCGGACATCTGCTCAGATGCATCGTGGATCTTGTACCCCAGTGTGCCCATGTTAGCGCCGGTCTTACCCGTAGCAGCCTTCAGGCCGTCGAGCTGGGAAGCGTAGTCTGCCACCATGTGCTTCGTACCTGCCAGGCCCAACTGAGCTGCCTGCGCCTGGAGCTTGAGGTTAGTTCCGAAGTCCTGAAGACTGGAGTTACCCAGTGCAGCGGTAGCTGCCGCTCCAAAGCCCTGAGCAGCGCTTTCCGCGCCGTGGAAGCGGGAGATAAGCAGGTATAGCCCTACACCTATAGCAGCCAGCCCAAGCAGCCACGGGTTGATTCCAAGGCCACTGAGCATGCCCATGAGAGCGCCCTTGATTCCCTTGGCTGCGGTAGCTACCTTGCTGCCGAGTCCGGTCATAGCGTTGGAGGCCACAGACTTGAAGTCGTTGAACTTTCCGCCAGCTCCCTGAACTGCCGTGCTGACTCCAGACTCCATGGCTGTCTTCATTTCAGAGGACATCTTGTTAACAGCAGTGATAGGCCCACTAGAAGTAAACGCTACAGCCAGGCCCTTCTCGATATCCTTGCCAGTCTTGTCTGCTGCTGCGGTTAGCTTGCCGGTTCCAGTCTGCCACCCCGATACTACAGAGGACATCAGGGTTCCTAGCTTGCCCTTAGTTCCGTCTGCCGTTATACCAAGAATTCCCAGTACGCGAGACAGGCCGGTAATCCTAGCGATAGGCATAAGCAGGGATGCCCCGAGCTTGCTACCAAGGGTGGCGAACAGGCCCAGGTAGAAGAACGCTCCATGCGCTGCAAGGAAGATCTTTCCGAATGCCTGAGCGAACCCGCTGTTAAGAATTACGCTGGCAACGTGCAGTACCGCGTCACCCATCATGAGTAGGTCGTGAGCGTAGCCAGGCGTTATCTTAATGAAGCCGTTGATGATGGTGCCGAGCTGCTTGAAGGCGTCACCCAGGAGGGCAAAGTCACTAGAGCCCTTGAGCGCCATCTGTCCGGTGCCCTTCTGGTACGCGATAACAGCCTCAGAGATCCACCTGTCAATCGTGCCGCCCATGTTCTTGATAACCGTGGCGGTAGTTGTGGACTGCTTCTGGAGCGCTATAAGCCCCATACCATAGGCTTCGAATACGTAGGGCTTAGCAATGTCAGACATGCTCTTGCCGATACGCTTCGACATGCCCTCGAACTGCTGGCCGGTTCCGTTGGCCGCAATGCCCATGTTCTTAACGTCGTGGTATACCTCGGCCGATGCCTTAGCTGCCGCTGCTGCGAATACAGTTAGTGCCATTGCCGCAGGTACCCAGACAGCCACGATTTCTAGTGCTGCCTCAACCAGGATGTGCGTACCAGATGCAAATGCCAGGAAGTGTGGCATCATCTTGCTGAACGCGCCATTGAACAGAGGGATCTGAACACGGGCAATGTCGATAATGGCGTTAACCCAGCCTCGCCAGGACTTGGTGGCGCTTTTTACCGTCACTCCGTCAGCGACAACTGCACCGGAAAGCTGCCCCAGGTTAGAGGTAAGGATCTTTACCTTGGCAATGTCATCAGAATTTGTAACACCGCCATGAGCCCTAAGGCGGTCCAGCTCAGCAGAGATAACCTCAACGCCACTCTTCAGACTGGTAAGGTCCTTAGTAACGTCGTGGCTAACGGTGCCAAGAGTTATGCCGCTAGGAGAAAGGGCGTTAGTAATGTCCTTCTTCAGGCTCTTTGCCTGGTTACTGAGGTGAGCAAGCTGAGACTGAGCAAGGGTAAGCTCCAGGCCAGGAGGCGCTGCACTCTTCCCTGCCAGGTCGTGCCTGAACTTAATGGCTGCCGCGTCAAGAACAGCAAGCTGAGCCATAGCCTTAGCAACACCGACGTTAGTACTGATGCTACCGAGAGTTGTTCGCAGTACTTCGGCGCGAGTCTGGAGAACGTTGATCTGAGACTTGGACTGGTCGTCGTTGGTGGTGATGACCATGCCTTCGAGGCGCTTCTTGTAGTCCTCGATCATTCCGTCAAGGCCAGCGATATCCTTCTGCATTGCAGAGGTAACCCGGCGAGACTTTACTTCCTGAGAGTCGAGCGCCTTGGACCACCAGTTGACATAATCAGACGTAGCTCGCTGGGTTGCTGCCTGCTCAGCCTCAGAAGCCTTCTGTGCGGCAGCACGCTCTCGGATAACCCTCTGGTTAAGAGCCTTGTCCCACCAGCCCACATAGTCTGCCGTGGCCTTCTTGGCAGCAGCGTCTTCACTGGCGGACTTCTGGTGAATGGCCTTTTCCCACCAGGTTACGTACGAAGACGCGGACCTTTTGGTGGCAGTGTCTACCTCGGCCTGAGCCTTAGCCAGGGAAGCCTTGTTAACCCCTACGTTAAGATCCGTCTTGCCGCTTAGACCCTTGGACGCAGTAGTAACCGCCGTCTGGAGTTCCGTACGCAGCTTGGCCGTGTTAGCACTGAGGTTTACGGTCACGTTGAGGTTGGGCTTGTAGCCCTTCATTGCCTCACGGACCTTGCCCTGCAACGCAGTGCGGAACCCGGCCGTATCCGGCATGATGGTAACCCAGGCTTCACCGAGGGTCCGTCCGGCCATGAGTCACCACCTAATGTTGCTCGCCGTCAGTCTAGTAGATCAGACGTGAGTGGAATAGAGCGCCTGGCTCATGAAGATGTTAGAGAACGTGATGTGCTTAGCCGGATAAGCGATGAATACCAGCGGGTCAGCGGGTCCGTTAGCCGATCCGTAGAGGTTGCCTTCTCGGGATACGCCGCGCTTTCCGTGAATCCTGGACTTCAGGTAGCCGGGCGGCTTGGCGTTAGAGGTTAGGGTGGCTGAGTCGTTCCACAGAGTGCCAGACCGTACGGGAGCAGTGGCCCTGGCCTTCATGGCAACCTCGTCAGCTAGTTCTCCCAGCATATTGCCGACAGGGCCAGCCGGGTCATTCAGGAAAACGGTAATGGTGGACTCGTCTAGCTTGAACTCGATCTCGTCTGCCATTACCGCTCCTTAGAATTCTATGTCTAGTCCGGCGTCCTCAACCTCAGTCTTGTCAGTCGGGGCTACCTTCTGCTTGTAAGCTGCGTACTGCTCACCGAAATCGTCATCCTTGAACCACTCCTGCCTCAATTCAACGTCAGGCATGGCATCTGGGTCAAGTCCGCGCTCGATCATGTTCTGCCGCAACAGATCCATGGCAGTCTGATCACGAGTCTTACCCGCGAATCCTATCTGCTCCTCGAACTCCTGAATCTGTTCCTCGATAGTTTCGAGAATAGATCCGTCGTCATTATGCCGAGTCTGAATCTTGCTAGTCATGTGGTAATAGATGGCGTTGCAGATCTCCCTAGGCGTGAGTGAGGTAATACTGCGGTGCGTCTGAGAGAGATGCATCCCGTCTAGGGCGCGAAGGTTCTGCCTCAAGAAGACGGAGAACCATCCTGCTGCGCGGTAGGGTTTCCCGTGATCAGTTCCATGGCTGCGTTGATCAGCTTGAACAGGTCCTCGGAACTAGCCTTGTTCTTCAGGCCAGTACGAATGAGGCGCTTGAACTCGGACTCGTGAATAACGTCCTCGACCATGAGCCATACGGCTGCCATTCCCTCGGGGCCGTCCACTTCCGTGTCAGCAGCGTGAGCCCACATGAGCATGGGAATTGCGCCGGTCTTCTCGGCCACGTGGAACTTCTCGCCGAAGAAATCCACGACATTGGTCTTGATGTCGTCCTTCTTGCCCGCCAGAGCCTCGGGGTCAGCAACCTCAAGCTGCGCCTGCGCGAGTTCGCGGTCCTCGGACGGTACTGCTTCCGGCTGCGTGTCGGACATTAGGTTCCCCTTCGTAGTTACTGGGAACATCTTACACACGTTTGGGAACAAAACAAGAAAACCTACTCACCCTATACAAGGTGAGTAGGTTTTCTCTCAAGCAGCTAGGATCAGGAACCCGCGATTCCTACGGTGGGGTACCGCTGGATACGAGAAGCTGCGTTCCAAGAGGACTTCAGCGTGACCGCTGCCGTGACAGACCCAGAGAGGGAATAATCAGGTAGTATCTGGCCAAAGAAGTACTGGCCGAGCTGGTTCGTGGTTGGGTACAGGTAGAAGTTCCTGGGAAGTCCGTCCTGTGCCGCCAGGTAAGTCTGCGCGGTGCCAGTGTCGTAGAAACCAGTGAAGTCACCCGATGCGTCGGGGAGTCCAGCGGTCCAAATCAGGTTCTGGTCGCCCATAGCGGTGACATCGACCTTTGCCACCGTGAAGTTGATCGACCAGTCGGAAAGGTACATGGTCGGGCTCGCTGCATCACCGTTGTTCACGCCAATGTAGACGATGCCGTTCCTGCCGTGGATACGGGACATGTGCTACTCCTTGAGTATCATCACCGAACCGGGCAACCGGACGGATCTCCTTCAACTCAAGAGTAGGACGGATAATGCAGTTGCGCTAGACCAGGTAAACACCAAGCGGTGGGAATTGCCAGTCTGGCCTGAATAGCGTTGCAGGATCGGTCAGGAAACGCTGAGCACCGAAGCAGTCTAGGAACACTGAAGATTCCCATACAGGGAGGCCAAGGGCCTGGTGGCAGGCGATCTCGCTGATGGTTCCCTTAGAGGTAGCCCAGGCAGGTCCGATAACAAGCCCGTTGCTGTTTTCCGCGATCCAGTTCCAGTCCGCGCGTAGTGCATCTCGCAGTACGAACCCGGCAGGAATGGCTTCATCCAAGGTTCCGTTGGGGCACTGCATAGGATCGAAGCCTCGCAGCACGTCCCACTCGGCAGGATTGAAAACAGTGGCCACGCCATCGATAGAACGAAGGGCAGTTGCTGTTGCGTTGAACCACGGGGCGTTGAAGAACGGCATGCCAGTCATCTTGTTGCCGAGGTACAGGTTGCCGAACTTTACGTGGGTCTTCATCACTTCTCCAGGTACTTGAGCATCTGCTTCGCGTTGTTGTCGAACGTGCGACACTTGATCTGCTCTCGGGCTAGCCTGCCAAGTTCTTCGCGGCGGTCCTCGTCACTTAGAAGCCAGCGTAGCTGGTCTGCTGCTTCCTCTGGTGACGAGAAAGACGGAAGGAACGGGAACAGCTCGTCTGATTCAGGTCGCGGGTCACGCAGGAAGGGCATTCCGCACGCTGCCATCTCTACTTCTCGTGGCCCGATAGCCCATCCTTCGCCCTTGTGCTCGCCCTCAGACTCGCGGCGGTAGAAGTTGATGCCACTACGAGACCTACGGTAGGCATTCGCCGTCTCTGAGTTGTCCACGCACATGTCACGAGGGTGTCCGAGGTACTCCAGTAGCGGAGAGTCGTCCATGTAGTCATTGTCGTAGCCCGCACCACCGAACTCAACCCGGTAGGGCTCCTGGTTACGCATCCTGTACAGCTTCATGGCCTCTACGAACTTCTCGAAGAACGTCTTACGGCTCTTGAACATGGTTCCGACGAAGGTAAAGTCGGTCTCGTACTCACCCTTACCCAGATAGTGGGTCGCCGGGTCGTATGCATGAGGCATGTAGTGGGAATTTGGCACCAGAGCGCGGTATTCCTCCACATTGGCCGGGTCGTTGAGTAGGTTTAGATCCGCGAACTGGGCTCGAATGAGCTGTTCGTCGTCCTGATACGGCGATTCGGTGTGAATCAGCACGATCTTATGCCTACGAGCCCTCAGAACGCGCAAAGTAGAGGCCGACACGAAGAATCCAGATACGAAAACCACGACATCCGGCCAGAACGTGTACAAGGAGTGGCTCAGACCCTGCATTGCCATGCTCATGGCCTGCTCGTCATCGAAAACCTTGCGCAACGGGCGGATAACTTTGCCGTCTTCGTCCCTTGGAAGGTCTTCTTCGGGGATTGTGAAGTCAGGAAGGTGCGCCATCCCGTATAGCGACAGTCGTTCGTTGGTGTTGTACACCGCAACGTCGATCCCGAGTGACTTGAGAGCCCTATGGTATCCGTTGAACAGGTCAGCAACGCTAAAGTCAGGGCCGGGGTGTACCAGAAGTACCCTCATGAGCGGTCCAGCGTGCTCTGGACGGCTTCAACCAAGTGACTAGTAAGGTCTCGCTGGATATCCAGCGACGGATCTACCATGTCTTCGGACAGGTCGTCGTATCCGTAGCTACTCCAGTAAAAGTCCTTGAGTGCCTGCTCTATAACCAGGGTCAAGTCGATCGAGTCAGGCATTTGCTACTCCAAAGAACTCACGAAGGAATTCGGACATGCTTCCGTGGTCTAGCATTACACCTTTGCCGCTGCTGAGCTTTCCTATCCACATTTGAAGCTCGTCGTGGCCACAGCAGGAGTCATCCTTGTACAGAACGTCCATCACGATGTCGTCAGCCGTGGGCAGTAGCTCGCCAGGGAACGCCAGCATGTACGCTCGCCGCTTGAGTAGCTGCATGAACAGCTCGTCCTCGTGCTTGCTGAAGTCGGTCACTAGATTTCCTCAACCTCGTTCTCCGAGAACAGGGTAGCAAAGCCCTTGCGGTGATTCAGGTCCCAGCGGCGAGACAGCTCTCGTCCTACTGTCAGCCCATTGGCCTCTAGTGCCGACCGGAAGTTCTTAACTACTAGGCCAGCGTAGCCGTCGATGTCTACGGCCTCGTCTTCCCAGAGTTCCAGTGAGATTGCTGCTTCCAGGGTCCTGGTCGTCTTGGTCTGCACGTTATGCTCCTATTTGGATCTGGATGTGGGCACCGAAGAAGTCCTGGCCCGCCACGTTGACGAGACCGTACCCAGACACAGCCAGCGGCTCAGCAAAGTCCACCATGCCGCCGAGAGTGTTGTCCAGGGCTATAGCGTCAGGCACGCTCCCGCTATTCCCGGCAGGCTCAAGCAGTGCGTCCAGGGCAGGCTGCATCGGCTCGTACCCCTGTGCTACGGACAGGCAGATCAGCACCGTGAGCATGATGTTGTTCTTAGACATGGGGTTACTGATGGCTCCTAGAGCTTCACCCATGACGGAGTACTTGGCTGCGTAGGAGTCAGCTCCCTCACCCATGGTCACACCATACTGGATGTACTGGCCAGGACTAGGCAGCACCATGATTGTAGGCGGGGTGATGACAGACGGCACGTTACCGTGCGACCTGATGTGCAGCTCGGCCTCAAGCTGTGCGGCTAGGGCCTTGCGGATCGCCTGTACGTTCGCCACTTGATGTGCCACCCTTCAGTGAACTTTCCCTTGAACGGGAGTTCCTCACCCCAGGAGATAACCTTCAGGTCCTCTATCAGAAGCGCGGCGTGAGTCTTTCCCTCGGGCACATCATACACAATCACGTCACCAGGACCGGCAACTCGCAAGTGATACCAACGCTCGGGCCACACGTTCTCGAAAGCTTCATTCCCCTGGAGGTACTTCAGCAGTCCTGGGATGTTGTCGGAGTGACGAGAGAGATCATGCACCTGGTCGTCGGTCATGCGCAGGTACGTGTGCCACCACAGGTGGTTTGCGATAGCCACGGCAGCGCAGTTCTCCACGCCTCGGTCGTTACCTGCTACAACCCACGGGTTAAGCATCTCGCCGTCGTACTCGTGGTGTACCCAGAGCGATGCCTTCGGTGTCTTCACGGCTGCTCGCGGAGCTGATGTACGGGTGCGGCTTCGACTGGCAGACTGGTGAACGCTGCGAATACTGGGAGCCGAGGTCCTGCCCGAACTTACCCCGCCGCCTCCCTTCTTGTACTTGGTGCCTAGGCGCTGGCGGTTTCCCACCTGTGCCCTCCGAGACTGTGCAGCTCGTGCTGCGGCTGAGGTATTCCTGGTGCGGATAGTTACCCTGGCTACTGCCTGTGGCTTGGTAGCAGCGGGTGATGCCTGAGTTACCCATGCGTGCATGGACTTCTGCGTACCAAACAGGGCCATGGTACGTAGCTGCTGCTTGCCCGACCGGAGTGCTGCCTGCTTACGAGACCAGTTTCCCTGAGCTAGCTGCTGCGTCTGACTGGTAGTTGCCTTCATGGCCGACAGCTTCTGAAGGTTCAGCCTGTACTTAGCCTGAGTCCTGCGCAGTGCCGCGTACATACCAAAGAACGGGCTGTGGTTAGGAGACGGGTTCCGTGCCATGGACTGGTTAGTCCGAAACTTAGCTCGGTTCAGGGAGTTAGTAGCCCTTAGCCTGGCCGCGTTGGACTGCACTGGAGTAAACCCGCTACGAATCTTAGGGCTAACTCGCCGGAACGTGGCACTCTTTGTCAGCGAGGTCTTGGGTGCCTTTACTGACTTGGCTGCCATATCAGATGCCTACCGTCTTTCGTGGATTCTTAAACGGCCTCAAGAGTTCGATCAGGTACGGGGACTGAGACGTACGGATAACGCCCATGTCTCCTGTACCTACTGTTCCCCATGGCGAGTCCTTCTCACGGAAAAGCTGGGTTGCCATAATCAGGCAAGCCTGGGTTACTTCCTCTGGAATCTGCTGCCAGCCCCAGGTGCCGGTGATCTGAACTCGGTCATCGTGGGAGAACGGCCATACGAACGGAAAGAACTGTCCGCCACTACCAGGCGGGGGGGACAGGATTGCCTTAACGTAGTCGAACGGCCGGTTGATGCCAGCATAGTTCTGGTTGTAGGTTTCACCTTCTCGGTACACCTGGAAGTTGGTGCCCTCAACCCAGGTAGTCTCGAATATCCCGTCGCCGTCGTTGTCGAGCTTGAAGGATGTAATGGAGCCAGGCACGATCTGATCAATGGGCAGGAAGTAAAGGTTGGTTATCGGGTACGTCCTGGCTTCGATTACCTGGAAGAAGTGCGTGCCGCAGTAGCGGTTGATCCACCCAGATGCAGCCTGGATAGCCATGGAGATCTCGTAGTCATCGGCCACACTAGTAGGCAGGATGCTGTTACGAGACTTGAATTCCTCAAGCCCGCAGTACCAGCGCTGCTGTCCAGACAGAGAGCCCAGAGAAATAATCCTGAAAGACCCTGCGGTTACCTGGCTGACACTGTTACCCGTGCCAATCCAGACAAAGCTATACAGCCCGGCTAGTGTAAGTCCGGCGATAGAGAGCGTGTAATTGCCGGTATTTACCTTGTTGATCGTGTTAAGCCCGGAGCCACTCGTGTAGGTATACGTGGTAGCTGCACCTGTTGGGTTCGTAACCACACAGGTGACAGACGTTGGGTCCGCCTGTGCACCTGCGAGATTAAAGAACGTTATAGGGTCTACTACACAGGCGGCAGCAGCGTTGTCGTAGAATATCGAACTGGACACTGCTGCCTCCTGTGTTAGTGCTCCCTATTAGGATACTCCAGCAGGAGTAACTAGGTTAGTTAGCTACGCTCCATCCGAGGATGGCGGTCTCCACGCCAGGGGTAGCCCCGCCAACCAGGGCGTAGTTGCAGCTACCTACCTGAGACTGACCGCTAGCCTGCGTTCCAGCGGTGCCCAGCAGATAGCTAGCGGTAGCCGTAACAGGTGCTCCGTCGAATGTCGCCACGTTACCGTCGAACATCACGCCGCCCGCGTTTCCTGCATCGTTGTAAACGTGCGAGTACGTGTTGTCCAGCGCCTGGGAGTTCGAGTGGAATACGTTGTTGAAGATTGATACGGAGTAGCACCCTGCGTCTACGTAGATGCCCTGGTGGTTGTGCCGGTCAATACCGTTGCCGGTAATGACAATGCCCGTGATGCCAGGCATAACTACGATGCCTATGTTCGTGCCAGTCGTGGTGCCGCCAGGACCTCCCCAGATGTCACAGTTGGAGATACGGTTTACTACGGCCTGGATCTCGATGTTGTTACCCGATGCACCCATCTGGTTGGCGGGAGAGCCGTTGGCCCCGAATGCGCAGGAGTCGTACACGCCGTCCGGACCCTTGGTGAGCAGGCCGTGCTTGTAGGAGCTGAGGAATGCACAGTTGTAGCACTTCACGTCGTCACGCTTGGTACCTACGTAGAGTCCGTAGTTGCCCGACGCGGTGATAGTCACGCGCTCCATGCGCAGGTTAACCTGGTCAGGGACAGTGTTGTCGGCCACGTTGACCACATCACAGCTAGGGTTATTCGAGAACAGCCCGCCGTCCAGCACGATGTCCCGGATGGTCACGTCGCAGACGCCGGTTCCGATGCTCAGCATGGGCGTGGTGTTGGTTCCGATGCGTACTAGGTTCAGGCGGGTGTACGCTCCCTCGACTGCGTTGCCGCCCTCAGTAACATTGCCCGCGCCAATGAGCGAGGTGCCGGACCTGATGGTCAGGGGGTTGTGCTTGTACAGGCCAGGCGGGAACATCACCGGCCCGTTCTTAGCGTCGATAGCTCCCTGAATCGCGGTGGTGTTGGCAGTGATCTGCATAGCTGTAGGGGAGCCACCCTCTGTGAGGCCCGTCAGCAGGTCTGGATACGCCATGTCATTACTCTCCGTAGTCTTCGTTGGCTGGCTTCATCAGCCTAACTCGGAGATTGTGCGTACACCAGGGAATAGCTCGGGGGTAGTCGTGGTTGTTCGAGTCATGAACAGCACTAACCCTAACCCGTGGTTCACCTTCGCCTGGAAGCTGGCGGACAAGCTGAACCACCTCCCCCGCAGGCGCTGTACCTGGTGCTTCATCGTCGCAGCCGTGGCCCTGCTGGTAGCAACTGTCGTGTCCCTGTTCCTTATCCACGGGCAC